TAAAAGACGAAACAGACGGCGACATTGATACATGTGATGAGTGTGCGGCAGAAAAGCGTCAAACTAATGAATCAGAAAAGCGTTGGAAACAAACTAGTATGTCTCCAGAAGAAGCAATTGAAAAATACGGCAAAGAAAACGTAAAAGTTAAAAAAGGTGCATTGCGTAATGGCGATGACATGGTAGAAGTATTTGTTGAATCGATAAATGAAGGCGGAAATTCAGTAGAGGCATTTATGGCACATGTAGTTGATCATGCTAAAGAAATTCAAGCAGATAACTATAGAATGACTGATAGTTCATATTATGAATTCACAGATGAAATAGATACAGATGATGAAGAATTTATGAGTATGCCACAAGTGCAAGCTATATTAAAAGCAATACCACATGTGGATATGGAAAACACAGATATTAAACATGCAATTGATATTTTAGCATCAGGTGAATTACTTGAAGCAGAAACTGAATCATATTCACCAGGTGATGAAATGGAAGATGGCGTAGTAAGTAATTGCTGTGGCGCTCAATTAATGGACTACAATGATGGACATGGTAGATGTTCAGATTGTAAAGAAATGGCAGCTGGCGAACCAGATGAAGAATACTACGAATCAGAAGTAAGCAGATTAAAAGAACTATCTGGTATTACAGAAGCTCCAGGAAAGGGATCTTTCTCTTTTGGTCCAAAAGATCCTCAGAATATGTCCCCTAAAGATATTACAGACCCAAATGCTGCATTAATTCATAAAGGTTCAACAAGAGGTGTAGATGATCCTTTTGATGCAAGTGGAACTGGACATGCAGATGGTATTGGCTGGAGTCAAAATGAATTAGACGGTGCAATGCAAGGATTTAAAGATGTATTAGGCACTGAAAACCAAATACAAATTAACAGATACTTAGCTAAATTACCTCTTAATATTGCAAAAGATATTGCCGACCAGAATGGATATGGCACATACACAAATCCAGAGACTGGTGCAAGAGAAAATCCAGATTCAATGATCGGCGGTTATGATCATATTGGTAATCCTAACTATGGTACAGATGCTATGGATCCAGAAACTATTGCTAAAATTAAAGATCCTAAATGGAGAGATACTTTCAACATGCAAGATCCTAAATTTAAAAATATTAGACCTACTGTAAAACCAACTGTAAAACCAAAATTACGCCCAAATAATTTAGGCGAAGGTTATACACCTGCAACAGGTAGTATGAAAACAAGTTATATTCAATTACCAGAAAACACTAAACTTATTATTAAACATACAAAAGGTGTTAATGAAGAAGTGCGTGGTAGCAGATCACGTAATATCAAAGCATTGTTTATTGAAAACAGTGCAGGAGAGAGATTTAGATTCCCACACAAGTATTTACAAGGTGCTAAAGCTATGGCCAACCATGTAAGCAATGGCGGAACGCCATATGATGCAATTGGTGAATCAATTATCACTTTATGTACAGAAGTAGCACAATGTACACAGTTTTTGAGACATGTGCGTACAAACAAATTAACTAACGAAAGCAATGTAAACATTGTTGAAGCAGTTAAACAAAAATTAAAAGAATTTAAGAACACAGTTAAGAGTCTACAGACTTCAAGAGGTTATAACGACTATCAAGCACCTACTACTGCGATTGTAGAAGACAATGATAAAGAATCGGTTGACTTAACTGACAAGTTCATGTATAATACATTTGAGACTGCAAATATGGATTCAGTCTTAGAAACAGTAGCCCGTATTATAAAGGAGAGAGACAGTATGACAGATCTAACTAAAAGTAATATGAATCGTTTATACGATATGATTAAAAACAAGGAAGATTTCAAACTTAACATTGATCCAAATGATCCAGAACATCCTGATAATGAAGATCCAATTAAATACTCAGGTGGTAATGGTGCAATGGCTAAGTTAGTATCACACTTATCTTTTCTAGCAATGAACAGTAAAAATGACGAAGTATTTAACTTACTAAGTCAAATTTCAGGCGAAATGTATAGCTTGCCAAAAGAGCATGTTGTATTATTGGCCAAAATTGCAAAATATTTAGACAAAAATAACAAGGCTCCGGCAAAGGAACCAGCAATGGAAGATCTTGCTGAAGCTACGTTAAATAATCTAAGAAGAAAGATTGCATAATTTTTCTTTAAAAGTGCTTGACAGTAGGCACAATTTATTATATACTGTAATGGCAACTAAAGGCAAAAGTAGTTAAGAGCTACACAAAGGCAAAGTAGCACTAGCTACACAAACAAAGCAGAACTATAAGTTTTGTTACAAATAAAGGCTAATATAGGAGAAACTAATAATGGCATCTTTAGCAGAAATCCGTGCAAAATTACAAGCACAAGAAACTAAGAGCTCAGGCTCATCACAAGGTGGCGGCGATAACGCTATCTTCACACACTGGAATATTCCAGAAGGCAGTAGTGCAACACTACGATTCCTACCAGACGCAGATCCCGACAACACTTTCTTTTGGAAAGAACGTCAGATGATCCGTCTATCATTTCCAGGTGTAAAAGGCGGCGACGAAAACAAACCAGTTACAATACAAGTACCTTGTGTTGAAATGTGGGGAGATACATGTCCAGTACATGCAGAAATTCGTCCTTGGTTTAAAGACCCTACTATGGAAGACATGGGTCGTAAGTATTGGAAAAAGCGTAGTTACATTTTCCAAGGCTTTGTAACACAAAGTGATCTACAGGAAGACTCAGTACCTGAGAATCCTATTAGACGTTTTGTTATTTCACCTCAAATTTATAAAATCATTAGTTCAGCATTAATGGATCCTGAATTCCAGGAAATTCCTACAGACTATGAAGCTGGTACAGATTTCGTAATTAAGAAATCTACCAAAGGTCAATATGCTGACTATTCAACATCTAATTGGGCTCGTAGAGAACGTAGTTTAGATCAAACAGAACGTGATGCAATTGCAACACACGACCTGCACAATCTAAATGACTTCTTACCTAAGAAGCCTGATGCAGAACATCTAAACGCTATCTTTGAAATGTTTGAAGCAAGTGTTGATGGACAGTTGTATGATCCAGAACGTTTTGGTCAGTACTATCGTCCATATGGTGTAGATGCACCAGCTACTACAGGAGCAAAACCTGTTGCAGCGGCAACTACTCCAACACCAGCACCGGCGCCAGCACCAGCGGCACCAGTTGTTGAACAAGCAACAGCACCGGCACCAACAGCAGTTGATATGACGCCAGAACCAGAAATGGCAACGGCAGCACCAGCAGTTGAAGGGCAAGCAAGTGCTCAAGACATTTTAGCAGCGATTAGAAATCGTAAGCAATAAGTAATATAAATTGAGTGGGGGTCCTTAGTGCCCTCACTTTAACATAGGAGAAAAAACATTATGGCAAGACCATTTGACGTAAGTAAATTCCGAAAAGCTATTACTAAAAGTGTTCCTGGGTTAAGCGTAGGCTTCAATGACCCTGACACTTGGATTAGTACAGGAAATTACACACTAAACAAACTTATCAGTAACGAATTTGACAAAGGAATTCCACTAGGTAAGGTAACTGTTCTAGCAGGAGAATCAGGCGCAGGTAAATCGTTTATCGCGGCAGGTAATGTAGTTAGATCAGCACAAGAACAAGGCATATTTGTTATTCTAATTGACACAGAAAATGCATTAGATGAGAAATGGCTACACGCACTGAATGTAGATACTACACCAGAAAAACTATTAAAACTTAACATGAGTATGATTGATGATGTTGCTAAAACAATTAGTGACTTTATGAAGGATTACAAGGCAGAATACGCCGAAGCAGAAGACGAAGACAGACCTAAGGTATTGTTTGTAGTTGACTCGTTGGGTATGTTACTAACACCTACTGATGTTGATCAGTTTAACAAAGGTGATATGAAAGGTGATATGGGTCGTAAGCCTAAAGCACTAACTTCATTAGTTCGTAACACAGTTAATATGTTTGGACAGTACAATGTAGGACTACTAGCAACTAACCATACATATGCATCGCAAGATATGTTTGATCCAGATGATAAGATCTCAGGTGGACAAGGCTTTATCTATGCATCAAGTATTGTTATTGCAATGCGTAAACTTAAACTAAAAGTTGATGCAGACGGTAACAAAACATCACAAGTATTTGGTATTAGAGCAGCATGTAAAGTAATGAAATCTCGTTACGCTAAACCATTTGAAAGTGTACAAGTTGAAATCCCATATGAAACAGGTATGAGCCCATACAGTGGCTTGACTGACTTCTTTGAAGCAAAAGGTTTGTTAAAGAAAAGTGGAAACAGTTTAGAATACATTAGCCCGGTAACAGGTGAAGTAATTAAAATGTTCCGTAAACCTTGGAATGCAAATAAGGACGGCGCATTGGATATCGTCATGTCAGAATATGACAATGATGTAGCTGATGCAGAAGAAGAAATTATGGATAACATTGAAGAAAATACAACGGAGGTGGTAAATGAATCTTGATGAAGGAGATTTTGAGTTTATTTTTAATTTATACGATGAAGCATCAAACTTTATAGCTGATAAAGATAAACCAGACTTTGCTCGAAGAACAATATACCAGCTTCTCGACTTCGGGTTTGAACTAAAACCGGCATATAAAGAAATATCTGATCATTGCGAATACTTAGGTGAGGCACTTGAAGAACACTTATCGCAAGAAGAAGAAGAAGAAGATGTTTTTGACGAATACAACGAAGATGACGAGGAGTTAGAATACTAATGAGTGTATGGTATCGTAAAGTTACAGCAAATTTAGGAGAGATAGTTGCGGCTATCTCTCATTATGAAAAGCAAATTGATGAAGCACGATTTGAGTGTAGTATGAAAGGTGTACTAGAAAAGCAGAGCAGAGATATGCCTGGTATTGTAGAACATCGATTTAATCAATTACAAGAAGTAGAAGCAATACTTGAGTTTCTACATACTGAAATGCGTACATTACGATCCAAAACATTTCGTAAGTTTCTAGAAAACTACAATAAAGCACTTAGCTCGCGTGATGCAGACAAGTTTGTTGACGGCGAGCAAGATGTAGTAGATTTACAATATCTTATCAACGATTTTAGTTTGGTAAGAAACAAATACATAGGCATTATTAAGGCATTAGAAGCCAAACAATTCCAAATTAATAATGTTGTTAAATTACGTGCAGCAGGTTTAGAAGATATTTCACTATAAAAAGGTTGACAAGTAAGACATCTTGCTGTATACTATAGTTATAAATAGGAAATGTTTAATTATTCAACTTTACCACTGGAGTCTCAAATGAAAAAAACACCATGGCCAACTATTACAGTTATTGATGTAATGTGTGCAGCAGTCTTAGTTTATAACGATCAAGGATTTGTTCGTAGTGGACAAGGTTACACAGATACAGACACAGAATCTGGAAATCCCATTGAAATACGAGATAACAAAACTTGTATTGTTGATATTCTAGAAGATCCAGAAATGTCGTTCACTGAAGAAGAAATTACAAATGCTAATAATCTTATTGATACTATTAATGGTAAGTTAATGATTAAAAAGATGACTAATAACCTCAATAATTTTGAGCAAAACGTTGCTAAAGCATTAGCTGACCCAGAAGTTAATAAATTTGCAGTAAGTATTATTGCTAGTTTACCACATAGTGTAGTAATTGATAAAAAGCGTGAAGCAGTTGACGACAAGATGTCTGCACTAAAGCATAGTAGTATGTATTTTGGCAATCGTGGTAAAAGATACGATATTAATGTAAAAGTACTAGATGTTAAATTCATTCAAACTAGTGATGTTTATATGATTACTACAATTTACGCTGAAAAGGATATTATTAAGTTTTGGTGGCGAGATCAACCGGATATTAGTGATATTATTTCGGATAAAACTATTAAAATTCGTGGTACAGTTAACAAACATGAGTTATCAAAGTACTCAAATGCAAAAGAAACCATTGTAAATAGGGTAAAAATCCTACAATTATAGGGTTTTATTTAAAAGGTTGACAGAATCCACTTCCTAATATATATTATACTTAACAATAACATTAAGTTATTATAATTAATAAAAAAGGAGTTAAAATGCCAAAAACTAAAAAAACAAAAGCAGTGGGTACTAAATTTTTCAAAGAAGGTACTCAAAATCAAAGAATCCTAGCTAAATTCTGGGGTACAGGTAAATCTTTTACTATGGACGACTTGAGACACAAGTTAGACATAGCATCTCCGGGTGCAAGACTTTCTGAATTAAGAGACGAAGGTTTTAATGTAAAAGCAACTACAGTTGAAACAGGTGTTGTTGGTAGACAAACTAACGAATACACTATTTCTAAAAAAAGAGTATTAGTATAATACTTACTAAACTAGATTATTGGGCCCTCTATTGTATTGGGCCCAAATCTATGAATAAAAGATCAAATAAAAGGTTGACAAGTAAGATGTCTTACTGTATACTGTAAGTATAGTTAATAAAAAACAGGAGTTTAATAAATGGCACAAATGCAACTAAAGAAGGCTCGCAAGAATCGTAAAGGCGAGACAATTGTAGAAGTTCTTCCTAATAATGTGAAGGACAATCCAAATGAAACTGATAATCAAATTATCGAGCGTATGCGTGAACGTTTTAGTATACTAGATGATATGACGCAAGCGTCAATTGATGGTGTTGTGCGTGGCATGGTTGTAACAGGCCCTCCAGGAGTTGGTAAATCATATGGTGTTGAACAAGTACTAGAAAAAAATAGTTTGTTTGATACACTAGCAGGTAACAAATTGCGTTTTGAAGTTATCAAAGGTGCCTCAAGTGCAATTGGTTTGTACAAAGTACTTTACAATAACGCAGACAAAAATAGTGTTCTTGTATTAGATGATTGTGATACAGTATTGTATGACGAGACAAGTCTTAACTTGCTTAAAGCGGCACTTGATTCTTGTAAGAAACGTAAACTAAGTTGGAATACAGATAGTGCATTGCTAAGACGTGAAGGAATTCCAGATACTTTCGAATTCCAAGGTAGTGTTATCTTTATTACTAACCTTAAATTTGATAATGTACGTGGTAAGATTAAAGATCACTTAGCGGCTATTATGTCAAGATGTCACTACTTAGATCTTACAATGGATACAATGCGTGAAAAAGTATTACGTTGTAAGCAGATTGTTGCAGATGGTATGCTTAATGAATATCAGTTTACACAAGATGAACAAGAAGACTTAATGAACTTCATGTTTGATAACAAAGAAAAGATGCGTGAAATTAGTTTGCGTATGGTTACCAAACTTGCAGATCTTAAAAAGAGTTTTGGTGAAGAAAAGTGGAAACGTACTGCAGAAGTTACATGTATGCGTAGAGCATAAAATAAAATTTAGAAAAGCCCTTCGGGGCTTTTTTTATGACATAAATAAACATATGGAATTCTTAATCAAAGCAATCATAGGTGGGCTAGTTATAGCAGGTGTAGTAACTGCAGCCGAAAAAGGTAACCCAACCATGGGTGCATTAATATTAGGAATACCATTGGGCAGTGTAATAAGTGTTATCTTTATGCATCTTAGTGGAGTACAACCAGAAGTGTTTGCTCAACTGGCAAAGGAAACAGTTTACTTTGTAGTTGTAAGTTTAGTTTTCTTTCCTATCTTTGCATACATGGTATTACAAAATGGTTTTTGGATATCATTAACAGTATCAATATCATTTACACTGTTCTGTCTTTATTTACTTTTAAAATATCTAACATAATCAAGCGTTCGAGCTTGACTTATCCTATACAATAGTGTATTATACTAGTATGAAATGTAAAATTATTCTTAAAGATGAAGTTAACTGTAAAGTCGAAGGACTTGATGTAAACACTCGTAGAAAATGTGAAAAAGAATTAAAGTTCTTTTTACCATATGCTTTTCATGTGCCAGCATACAAGTTAGGCAGATGGGATGGATGTCAAAGTTACTTTACAGTAGGCGGTGTTACATACATTAACCTACTAGACAAAGTATTACCTATTATAATGGATCAAGGATATCATATTGACATTGATGATCTTAGAAAAGTACACACTTTTGATTTTCCAACCGTAGATGAAACAACATTTCAAAATAGACTGTGGCCAGAAAAACATCAGATGGCAGGACAACCTATTACACTTCGTGACTATCAAATTACTATTGTAAACAAGTTTTTAAGTACACCACATTGTTTACAAGAAATTGCCACTGGTGCAGGTAAAACATTAATTACTGCAGCACTTAGTGAACGTGTAGAACAGTATGGAAGATCAATAGTTATTGTACCAAACAAAGATTTGGTAAGACAAACTGCTGATGATTATGCTAACTTAGGACTAGACGTTGGAGTTTACTTCGGCGACAAAAAACAAATAGGACATACCCATACTATATGTACATGGCAAAGTTTGAATAGTATTAGAAAGCGTTTCCGTGATGGACTTGATGAACTTAGTTTACACGAATTTACTGAAAATGTAACTTGTGTTATTGTAGACGAAGTACACCAAGCTAAAGCAGATGTGTTAAAAGATTTATTAACAAAAGAATTTGCACACATTCCATTGCGTTGGGGTCTAACAGGAACTATTCCTAAAGCGGATCATGAGAAGGTTAGTTTACAAGCGTGTTTAGGCGAAGTAACTAACAGACTTAGTGCAAGTGAACTACAAGACATGGATGTACTTAGTCAATGTCATGTTAATGTTGTACAAATGAAAGAATTTGTAGAATATAATAATTACCAAAGCGAGCTAACATATCTTACTACAGATAAAGCTCGAATGGAATATGTGAGTGGATTAATTGAAAAGGTTTCTCAATCAGGAAATACACTTGTATTAGTAGATAGAATCAAAGCAGGCGGATTGATTTGTGATAATCTTCCACAAGCAAACTTTGTTAGTGGCGCAATGAAGTCAACAGATCGTAAAGATCATTATGATGATATCAATGAAGGAACTAATCAAATTGTAGTAGCAACATATGGTGTTGCGGCAGTAGGAATCAATATACCACGCATCTTTAATTTGGTACTAATAGAACCGGGTAAAAGTTTTGTTAGAGTTATTCAAAGTATTGGTCGTGGAATACGTAAAGCTGAAGATAAGGATAATGTTCAAATATGGGATATTACCAGTTCAGCAAAATTCAGTAAAAAACACTTAACAGAGCGTAAGAAGTTTTATAAAGAAGCAAACTATCCATTTACGATTGATAAAGTAGATTGGCAATAAGGAATAAGTATGAAAATATTAACAGTTGAGAATGAAACGTATGAACTAGATGACATACCAGAAACAATAGACGATTTAAGATACAGCATTTTAGATTATAGTAATCCAGGACACATTGATTATTACTTTATTCCACTAGTGTTCTTAGAAAGTTTTTATGCACCAGCGGCAGTTATTCAAATAGGTGAATATTCTATTACTATGCCATTAGATTGGAGCATTGTAATTTGTGACCCAGAATGCGGTAATCCAGAAGTATTAAGTTTAATGAGTTTAAATGACAGAGGGTTTAGTGTATTTGCATTTAATCCATTAACTGGTTTTACTCCAAAGTATTTAGATGTAAATATTACTAATATCTATACAGATGTAAAATGGTATGCACCTAAACTAAAGTTTGGACATTTGTTAAATGTTCCATTAAGTGATGAACCAAATTCACCCTGTGTATTATTTGTAAAAGAAGCAAACAAGTTACCAGAAGTACTTGACATTAGCGAACTTTGGTAGTACAATGAAGACTAGAATACATGTTAATCAACACGTTGTTAAACGTAATGCTAAGACAGGCGAAAGAGAACCTGTACTAACATGTAAAACATCTAAAAATAATAACTACGCACACGAAGTTGTTATTAAGGGTGATTCAAAAGTAGTATATAGCCCAGACAAGCCATTATCATGTGGCGCAAAGGTTTGGATAGAAACTGAAGGAGAAGTAATCATTGTCAAATAAATTAAACATCAAAGAAGAAATGAGATCTATTGATACTAAAGATAGAAGCTGGTATGATAGTTTAACAGAAGAAGAAAAGAAAAAAGTAGGCATATGGTTGCTGATGCGTTATACTAGTAGTTGCGGTGATAAGATGTTCAGCGAGCATTACTTAGAATGGACCAACGAAGTAGTTAATGTACACTTTAATAAATTACGCAAGCATCCACAATTGCAGTATCAACTGATGCAATTAGTAGGATTGGGTAAAAGCACATTTCATCCTTGGATAGCACCCGGCAAGGCAATGAAGAAAAGTAAAGTACAAAAGTGGGTTGTAGAAAATTACAGTCATTTAAATGATGACGAAGTAGAAATTTTTATTAGTACTAAAACAAAAGAAGATTTTGTTGAGTTGTTTGAAGAACACGGTATGGATAAAAAACAAATCAAAGAGTTGTTGAAAAAATAGTATGTTCAAATGTCAATACTGTGGTAAATCTTTTAAGAAAGAAAACACATTAGCAGTACATCTGTGCGAACAAAAAAGAAGGTTTATGCAAAAAGACGAGAAGCATGTGCAACTTGGATTTAGAGCATATCAATTATTTTATAAGATAGGGACAAATTCAAAAAATGATAAAACTTACGAAGATTTTGCAAAAAGCCAATATTATATTAGTTTTTGCAAGTTTGGTTATTACTGTCGCGACATTGGGATCGATGATGTACCGGGTTATACCACTTGGTTAATAAAGAACAGTGTGCGACTTGATATATGGGGCAAGGATAGGCAATTTACAAGATGGATGAAAGAGCGTTTAAAAACTGAATCAGTTGACAGAGGTGTAGAACGCACAATATTATTTTTACAAACTTGGGCTGAAGAAAACAATACAACATACAATAGATACTTTAATGACATTGCACCAAGTTTAGCAGTGTTTCATATTTGTAGTGGAAAGATATCACCGTGGGTATTATTTAACAGCACAGAAGCACAAGGACTTATTGACAGGTTCAACGGTGAACAATTAAAAATGATAACAGACTATTTAGAAATAGATTACTGGCAACGTACTATGAGCGTTAACCCACAAGATACTAGGTGGGTAGAAGGAATATTGGAGCAAGCAGGAATATGATAGTAAATACAGATATCGACATTGACATTGCTGACAGAGATCAGTTGTTAAAAATAATTAAAGGCATACCAGCAATGATTGCCAGAGATAATAATAAACAAGTAAAGCATAATACGGGTGTATACTTTCACGATATTCCAAGTAATCCATTTAGTGGACTTAGTACAATAGATCATAAAGAAGCAGAAAAAATGGGCTACTTTAAAATCGATGTTCTGAATGTTAGTTTGTATAAAAATATTAAAACTAAAAAGCAATTAGTAGAATTACTTGACAAAGAACCTATGTGGGAATTGTTAGAACACAAAGAAGTAGTTGAACAATGTTTTCACATTCACAAACATCATAATATTGTAAGCCAAATGAAACCAGCAAGTGTATCTCAACTTGCAGCCGTGTTAGCAGTAATACGCCCTGCTAAAAGACATTTGATAGGTAAGGATTGGGATACTATTAATAAAGATGTATGGGTAAAACCAACTAACGATGATTACTTCTTTAAAAAAGCACATGCTCACGCATATGCAATGGCTATTGTATTACAATTAAATATGTTAGCTACTGGTTTTTCTTTACAAGATTAATACTTCTACGTTTTATACGTTTAGTGATACTATTACTTAATCTAACTTCAGGCCCTGCTACTATATCCAATTGTTTGACATTAAAACTCATTACACAATGAGCAAAGTTCCATCTATTAATTAATGCAATGTTTATAGGTAGTTTTCTATTTGTTTCCCACCACCATTCTTCACCTAACTCTAAAAATTTAACTCGTTCTTTAGTATTAGATAGGCGTTCGTAGATATACACACTGGCAACATGACTATCTATGTTTTGGACTATGCCAAGATACTCTTTGCCTGCATATTCTATAACGGTTAAGAACGGATATTCGTCTAAAAGCTTCTGATGTTTTGTTTGCATTACTTTTATTTATGCAGAAAAAATTTGGAAGATTTTGATAAATACTTTACAGGAGTCTAACACATGTCAAATTACGGATCAGCATATAATATCAATCAAGTAGGGGATCTCTA